ATGAGTTATACTTTTTAACCACAAAAAGTGTAATTCATTTCAAAAACACCCGTGAAAAGACACCATTTTGAAAATGAGTGGTAGTTAATTAAAGGGCAGATTAATCAGTATCCAAAATCAGCCCCGAGGTGATCACTCGGGGCATTTTAACGAGGAGAAACTATGGAATCCATCATTGTGGCAATCATTGCGGGCGGGATGTCACTGCTCGGTGTGATCATCACCAACGCAAACAGCAACAGAAACATCGAGAACCAATTGAAGACCGCGCAGGCCGTGACGGATACGAAGATCGAACAGCTCACGGAAGAAGTCAGAAAGCATAATTCCTGGGCGGACCGCATCACGGCTCTGGAGGTTAAAGTGGAAGAGTTAAAAAGGAGGGTGGACGAATGATTTCAAACAGGACTTATGATGTGCTCAAGTATATCGCGCAGATCGTACTGCCTGCGCTCGGGACTCTGTATTTTGCCTTGTCAACCATCTGGGGGCTGCCCTACGGTGAGCAGGTAGTGGGAACTATCACCGCCATCGATGCATTCCTTGGTGCTTTGCTTGGGATCTCCACGGCACAGTACCGGAAGGGTGGTGGGAAATGAGCGAAAGCGGATTGGTAAGCTATCGGAATCTGACAAAGAACTACAGCAAGCGGACGGCGGCGATCAGCAAGATCACGATCCATCACGCGGCAGGGGTAGGATCGGCCAAGAGCATCACGGACGGCTTTATCCCGGCAAAAAGGAAGGCATCCGCCAACTACTGCATCGGCAATGATGGCCAGATCGGGCAGAGCGTACTGGAGAAAAACCGCGCGTGGACATCATGCAGCCCGTGGAATGACTACCAGGCAATCACGATCGAGGTGAGTAACTGCGAGAATAAAGCCCCGTGGCGGATATCTGATGCGGCATATCGTTCTCTGATCGATCTGTGCGTGGATATCTGCATCCGGAACAATATCAAGGCCGTGAACTACACCGGCACAAAGTCAGGAGTACTGACAGAGCATCGAATGTTCGCGGCGACCATCTGCCCGGGCGACACCATCCATCAGATGCTGGTGAGCGGCAAGATCGCCAAGGACATCAACGAGCGGCTTAAACATCCGCAGGAGCAGTCACGGATCTATGAGGGCGTGGATTTGTCGCCGGTATTTAACGCGGCATATTATCGCGGCCGGTATCCGGATCTGACTGCTGCAGGACTGACCAGTGATGATCAGCTCTGGAACCACTTCACGATGTGCGGGATAATGGAGGCAAGACAGGCCTGTGATGCGTTTGATCCGGTGCGGTACCGGAACACACAGCCAGACCTGAATGCGGCATTCGCGGATGACTGGGAGGCATACTACAAGCACTATTGTATGTGCGGCAAGGCCGAGATCGAGAGCGGACAGCGCAAGCGTATGTATTAACGAGGCACCCTTCGGGGTGTCTTTTTTTCGTGTGATATTTCGTGTGATATTTGTATCACATGAGTGATATTTTTTATATCAAATCTGATAAAATCATTATCACTTCGAGAACTAGAAAACCCCGTATTCATCGGCTTTTTGCGATGTTTACGGGGTTCTGTTTTTTATGCCGGCAGCGGGACTTGAACATTATCGCAAAACGCTTGAAGCCCTTATTTTATCGGCATTCCGAAATATCTGTGTGATATTTCGTGTGATATAATGCAGTGCTTGGCACTCCGCTATATTATCACTTATCACCGTTTCCCGCAAGGACATTGTGAGCAAAGTAGTCATTTGCCATATGCGTGAACTGGTTCGACTTGTCGGCCAGTGTGTTTCGATACACGGACTTGAGCACTGTATCCGATGACCATCCGTGGCGTTGCATGATGTACTGATCAGGGATGCCGATCGCGTGCATGATCGATGCCGAGTAGTGGCGCAGGTCGTGGAATCTGCAGGACATCCCGAGGCGGTTCCGTAGCCGTGAGAAGGCATCCGAGATGGCGGCGGGGGTGGACTTGATAATAAAAGCATCCGGATCACCATCACCGAGCATCTGGATCACCTGCGGGGGGAGTTCCACGCTCCGGACAGAATCGGAAGTTTTGGGAATGTCCTTATAGATCCATTTTCTGTGTTTATCGAGCACCATATCTGCGTGGATGTAGATCGCAGAAAAGTCGCGCAGGATATCGGCATATTTGAGAGCGCAGACCTCACCACGGCGCAGGCCGCACGAACCGAGAACGATGGCGAGTTTGAGATCCGGGCGAGCTTCTTTGATTAGCTGCGCCACATCCGCATCCGTGGGTATGTTGTACTGGTGCGGTGCTCTGGTTGGCAGCGTGACTTTGAATGACTTCTCGGTGTATAAGGATATGGCAGAAGTCACAAGCGTGTATACATTTTTCACGGTTTTAGCAGACAATTTGACAGATAGCTTGCTGATCCAGTTCTGCAGGTCGGCATTGGTCACAGTGTCGATCATAACCGGGCCGATCGTGGTCAGGTGTGTTTTGGCGATTTGCTCATAGGTTCTGATCGTAGTAGGGGACAGGACTGTCTCTTTTGCTTGGATGTATTTCTGAACGGCCTCGGAGACCGTCAGATTTGCCCGAGAATAGCGTTTTTTGTCGTTGGCGAATAAACTAGCCTGCATCTCTGCTTCGGCCCTTGTAGGGGCGGTAAACGAGCGATATCGTGGTTTCTTTACACCATCAACAATCTCATAATGGCTGAATACCTGCACACGCCAGGAACCGGATGCGAGTTTCTTTGCTTTTGCCATAATTAACTCCCTTCTGTCATTTTATCCATCATCAGACTAACAATTTCTTTTAATTTTCCAGCACGATATAAATCCAAAATTTTTTGTTCATCTTCTGTTAAGTTCATTTCAATCACATTAGTGATGTTCCCTTCATCGTCATGTATTAACAGATCTTTTGGTGCAATTATGGAGCCGATACATTTTGATTTGCCGGTGCCGCCATTAACAGCAATATAAACTGGTGTGCTGTGGGCATTTTCTCCCTGCTCGTAAATTTTTAAATCAGTAATCTGAATAGTATGACCGGTGGATCCGTGCTTGGCTGGTTCAAACCCCATAACCCATTCCGGCTCTATGTCGAATGCCTGGGCGATTTTTTGTGCATTTAAACTTGATGGAACATTCCGGCCTTTTACATATTGCGATACACTACCAGCATTTAGTCCGGTTCGCTCTGCAAATTTCTTTTGGCTGCCATCGCATCTGGTCTGGATCAGATTCTTGATCCTGTTTACGCTGATTTTTTCGTATTTTGACAATTCTTTCGTTTTATTCATTAACAAGCACCCCTTTCGTTTGTACATCATATCATATAACTACGATAAATGCAAAATTTAACATAGATTAACATTTTATGTTGACATAACAGTTTAGCCATGTTAAAGTGTTTCTTGGAAGGGAGGTGATGTGAATGCCAAGATACGCAAAACTGCGAGGACGGATTGTCGAAATGTACGGCAATAATGAGAGATTCCGTGAAGCCCTTGGAATATCGAAGGTTTCGATATCTAAAAAGTTGAACGGACTCACTGGGTTCTCGCAAGCAGACATTCTGAAATGGTCAGATTTGCTGAAGATCGACATCAACGATGTTGGCATTTATTTTTTTGACAATAAAGTTTAACTAGGCTAAATAAATGCCAAAAATTAAAAGCACCCACCAGTGCCTGCAAGCTATCGGGGTGCTTTGGGGAACAGCATATGTTGTGCCGTTTAGTGCATTATAGCACAACATATCGCACAAATCAAGAAAGGAGAGGCGGGATGACTACATTCGAGCAGACCATCAGGATCGGGATGATGCGGACAGGGATCGGCAGCGTGGCTAGACTGTCAGAGCGTACCGGATTGCCTACAGCGACAATCAACCGGCGATTCCGGACACCGCAGGGGTGCAAGATGTACGAGCTGGAAGCACTCGCGGATGCTCTTGGCATATCGATCGGCGAAGTGGCTGAAACCTGCCGGAAGAGGAAATGATCGGAGCATTAATCGCGGCATTACACATCACGGCATTCACGATGTTCGACTGGGGAATGCAGGAAGTCCGGATCAGTTGTTATCTACCTACTGGGAATAACACTTGCACAGGGCAAAAGCCATATGTCGGTGGCTGCGCTGTCAACCGGGAACATTTAGGGCAGACCGCGATGCTGTTTGATGCAAATTATCGTTTTCTTGGTTTTTATGATGTGAACGACATTGGAGGCAACAGCTTATTGAAGCAGGGCAGAGCCATAGACATTTATCAGGAGACGATGGAAGATGCGATGAATTTTATTAAAGAAAACGGCGACCACGGATATGTGGTCTGGATAAACGCGGAGGGATGAAATGAGCGGAAAAGAGAAATTAAAACTGCAGATCGATATCTATCGGGATCTGAAACGGCAGAACGAGCACGATTACTACCAGTTTTGCAATATCACGGACGAATGGGCACGGGAGCGTGAGGCGGCATCAAAGGCACGGATGACAGTATATGAGATGGTAGCGGACAGACTACAGGCGATCCTGGAGGAACTGGAAAAGGAGGAAGATGATGGAAAGTAAACAGCAAAAGCTGAAATGCGAGCTGTATAACGACTCGATGCAGGGGTGGAAATGCTACCCGATACAGAAAGCGCAGTTAATCATCGCGGATGTCCCGTACAATGTCGGCAAGAATTTCTATGGATCAAATCCGATGTGGTATGTCGGCGGAGACAATAAGAATGGCGAGAGCAAACTGGCAGGCAAGGCGGCATTCGCATCAGATTTCAATTTTAATCTGTATGAATATTTCCATTTTTGCAGTCGCTTGATGAAGAAGGACGACACCAAGCCGATAGCCAGAGGGCGGAGCAGTAACAGCCCATGCATGATCGTGTTCTGCTCGTTTGAACAGACTCACACGCTGATCGATGCGGCCAGAAAGCACGGATTCAAAAATTATACCCCGCTGATTTTTATTAAAAACTACTCGCCGCAGGTATTGAAGGCAAATATGCGAGTAGTCGGCGCGACAGAATATGCTCTGCTGTTATGGCGTGATAGGCTGCCAAAGTTCCGGAACGGCCTGCAGGTGGATGAGAACGGCAAGAACATCAGAGGCACCGGGAAAATGGTGTTCAACTGGTTCCCCTGGGAGAAGGATGGGAAAGAGGTTCCCAAGATCCACCCAGCGCAGAAACCCGTGAAACTGCTCAAGAAACTGATCGAGACATTCACAGATCCGGGCGATGTCGTTATTGATCCGTGCTTCGGAAGTGGTAGCACTGCCAGAGCAGCAAGGGAGACCGGCAGAAACTTTTATGGATTCGAGATAAATAAAGACTTTTACCGGAGAGCAAAAGAGGAAATGATCGTGCTTCCGGAAGATAAGCAGATGAGCATCGAGCAGATGATGGAGGATGATGCGTTATGAAAAACGGCAAGATCGCAATCGAAATAGACCTGAAAAAGATGGCAGTGGCGGTTCTGGTGGTTGTATCAACAATCATCGGGTGCAAGACAGGAATGGGCGATGCTCTGGTGGTCATTATCCCTGCAGGGCTGGTCTATATCGCAAGCAAGGAGGAGCAATGATGGATAAAGCAATATTTGATCATTATGCCCTTGTGGGGCGGCTACGGGCGGATCTGATCGAAGGAAAGGCATCCGTTCAGATCGTTGGACCGGCTGGGGATGTGGAGATATCGGATCTGTTCCCGGACTATGAAGAAAAGGTGATCAGCATTTTGAATGTGTACTGGATGGACCTGCGGCGGCAGATCCGGGACCAGCTCGGAGCAGATGAGGCAGAGCAACTGATCGACAACGCAACGGAGGGCATAAACAATGGGAAACTGGATAACTGACAGAGAACCGACAGAAGAGGAGAGCCTGGACACGGATATCGGCTTTATCGTGTGCATCACAGGAGATGGACCTTATAAGCGCAGATACCACAAGGCAGTAGTGATGGGCGTGTTTTTCGAACATGGCCGCTGGTATGACGATGACGGCTGGATCGACACCGAGCGATACAACCAGCAGGTGCTCGGCTGGATGATGCCGCCGAGATGGGAGGGGTAAATGTATGAGCAGCTATCAATCTTCGACATAGTGGAAAAGAAGCCGAAGCCGTACCAGTACGACTGGATCAGGGAGATCGGGATGCCGGTGCGGTACTGCATCAATGACAGGGTGCAGACCGGTATCATCAGAGGATTTGACCATTATTACACTTATGTGTACGGCGATGGGGGCATGCTTGCGCTGACAAAACTCAACTGCTGGCCGTTCGAAGATATCGAGCAGATGACACTTGCGGAAGTAGCGGAGAAGGTCGGGAATGCACTCGGGATCACATTCACCAAGACACCACCGGCATCCAGTAAGTATGCAGAGTTTGGCGAGACCTACGAAGCGAAGGCGAAAGGGTACACATTCGAGATCAGCATAGATCGATACCAGACGATGGACGATCGCGATGGCTCTGCATTTATCGGAGCAGGATACAGCGGAAAGCACGGAGCCGGTGGTGGTGCACCGTGCGATTCGGTAAATGAAGCGATTATGTACTTTGAAAAGATATTGAAGGGAGAGCACAAATGACACTATACGAACTGACAAATGACCTGCTTGCGCTGCAGGCAGAGGCGGAGAACGCGGATATCAATGACGAGGTGTTCCGGGACACGCTGGAAGGGCTGGACGGAGCATTCGAGGATAAATGCGATGGCTGGGCGAAGTGGATCAGCGGAATGGAAAACGACATCAAAGGGATGAAGGAAGAAGAAGCCCGTCTGAAGCTCCGGCGGCAGAGACTGGAGGCCACAGTTGCCAAAGCCAAGAGCACATTATCCGACTATATGCGGATTGTCGGCAAAACCAAGTTCAAGACGGCATTGTTTAACTTCGGATTCCGTAAATCTTCCCACGTTATCGTGATCGATGCCACCAAAGCACCGGAATGGGCACTGATACAGCAGCCGCCAAAGATCAGCCTGACGGCGATCAAGGAACACATCGACAATGGCGAGGATCTGAACTGGGCGGAAGTTGTTGAAACGGAAAGTTTGCAGATTAAGTAAAGGAGAGAAGAAATGGCAAAGAAAACAGAAGAAGAACTTGTGAGCATAAATGATATCCTGCCGACACCGGAAGAACAAAAGGACACCGACACATATATGTTATACGGACGGCTCCGGTGTGTACAGAGGGACTTAAAAGCTCCGAAAAATCAATATAACTCATTTGGCAAGTATAGGTACAGATCCTGCGAGGACATTCTGGAAGGTGTCAAGCCGATCCTGCAGGAGTATGGATGTGCAATTGTACTGTCTGACACAATCGAGCAGATCGGGGATCGGTTCTATGTGAAAGCTACAGCGACATTCTACGACTGCGACACCGGGGAGAGCGTGAGCAACACCGCATACGCAAGAGAAAGTGATGACAAGAAGGGGATGGATGCATCGCAGATCACCGGCACAGCATCATCCTATGCTCGGAAGTATGCTCTGAATGGACTGCTGCTGATAGATGACACGAAGGATGCAGACACAGACGAGAACCGGAACGAGCAGAACGGACGGGCAAGATCAGAGGCGGCCAAGAAGGGACAGGCTACAAAGGAGCAGAACGCTGCAGACAGTGCCAACAAGGTCATCGATGAGAAGAGTCTGAATGTCCTGAAAGAGCTGATGCAGAAGAAGGGCATTGATCCGAATCAGAAGTTTAAAGGCAAGGAACTGTCTGAACTGACAAATGCGGAATGGGTGCAGGCCGTTAATTGGCTTGAAAAGAAATGATCGGGAACAGAATCGAGATCATCCAGGCACTGGCAAACGCTCCGGACGGGAAACAGTACGAGCTGAAAGAACACAAGGGGAAGCGGTCACTCAACCAAAATGCATATTATTGGCAATTATTGGCACAAGTGGCCGCCAAAACCTTTATATCGCGCAACAGATTGCACAATGAACTGCTGGCATCCTACGGATACGACCAGATCATTGACGGGCAACTGGTTTGCACGATGCTCCCGGACACGGACGAAGCGGAGCAGATCGCAATGGAAGCCAGCACATACCACCTGCGGCAGACATCGAAAGTCACAACCAACAACAACGGCGAGAGGTGCCGAGTGTGGGTGCTGATGCGCGGCTCCAGCGAGTACGACACAGCAGAAATGTCTAGGCTTGTGGATGGGCTAATCGAGGAGGCGAAGCAGATCGGGATCGAAACATTGACACCGGATGAACTGGAGAGAATGCGATGCATCGAAGAACAAAGGCACTCCAAATAAGTGCCAAAACGAAAAAGATCGTGTATGAGCGTGATGGCGGATTGTGTA